TCATCCAAATCCCACTCATCCTTCTCGGGATACTCACACACCACCTGGCACGGCATGTGGTCGATCAACCACAGACGGGCAACGTACGGCGACGAAACGATCGAGTGTACGATCGTATCCTTGGTCTCGGTATCACTGAATACCACGTACGCACCGGCCGACTGTGTCCTCAGTGTGAAAATTGGCATGATTGGATTGGGGGTTGCGTTGGAATGTGTTTGTGTTTGTTTGAATGGTATATATCTTGTATGTGCGAATCAATTTTTCAGCCTGCTGTGCGGTGTGTAAAATATTGCGGATTTTTAAAAATAACACCATATTGTATATGGACGGGGATATTAATAAATTATCAATTGCAAATATTGCACTGGCTCCCATGTACACACCACTGATGATGCTATCAATGTCGGACAGTGGAACGGGACAATATGGGCGTGGGATGGACTCGGTGATCACCGCCATGTCGTACACTGGTATAGCCGCTTTTATATTTCCTATCGCTGCGTCCGTTCTAACCGCCGTAACACAGGACTCCCGATTTTTGCTTCTGGATCTAGTTCCTCCAGTGGTGCTGGGAGGATGTGCTGCGGTGATTACAATCATGAATAGGATTCGGTAGTGTGGGTGAAATATAATCAATCTCGTGTTGTTACATGAGATTGATTCGTCTTGATAATCACATCATCACGTATGATGTTTGCGAATAGATTTCTTATTGGTGGATACCGACCGTTTTCGTGTTTTACCGGGTGAACTTTTATGATCTGTTTTTTTCGCTGAAGATTTTCTCCGATTGGTTTTCTTGGTTCGGTTGGCGGGTTTCGTCGGACGAGACTTTGATGTACGAGCCGTGGTCCCCACCTCCCCCACATCCCCCGACTTTCCCCCAGGAAGGTACCGCAAAAACCATTCATCCCATTCTTTCGTGTTGCGTTTCTTCTTGAGTTTCTCAAACATCTTGGCTTTATTAGCCCTGAAATCATCCAATGTTTCCTGTTTGCCATAACACTCGAGAGAGAATCGTCGCAACACACCCTTCTGAGACAGCCTATTGTGTTTTTGGACTTCAAACAGGTACTCGGCTATACAAATGAGTCGTCGCATATCGTAGTAGGATCTGTCCGCATACACGAATGCCAAATATATACTGAGTATCGTATCAATGGTCGCGATGCGAACATTTTGGCCCTGCACGGTGATTACATTGTAGTTATGACACGCCATTGGGTGGTATATGAACGCGACCGATTCCCCACCCACCATCACCTCAATATGTTCCGGAATGATTTCCCCAGCCGCCGCGTGGATCTTCGTATCCGCCGCGTACCCCCTGGATTTCAACATCTTTACCGTTTTGCTCGCCACTTCATGGGGGTCGGTTGATATGACATCAAAGTCCGGTTCGCGGAACATGTCACGAACCCCCTTTCGTTTCATGTACCGCGAATATACCGCCGTGGCGAATCCGCCAAAGAACACGCATTTGTTTGAAATGAATGCACCCCTCAATATATGGTAAATATCGCCAGTATCCCGATCGGGATCCTCAAACCTCCGCTGGAAATCAATTCCCGAGCATCGGTCCCCCTTCAAAGGGAAATGTTTATTCAAGAGAGAAATGCGCGTCAAGACCTTTTCCCAGCGACTGATATCTCCATCGGGTCGAGATAGTTCCAAGTACATACCCATTCGGAGAAGATTGGGTGGTGCATACCGAATTCCCTTCACATTGATGGAATCCCTGTATATAGTGTTGAATAGTTCGGGAACCATCTGGGTTATATCCGCAACGGGCATGAAATTCACAAATACCTTGTATGTTCCGTGATGGACCCCCGATTTCGCCTCCACATCAATGAACCCCGCTTTGTAATATATATCCGCCAACCGCTTCGCATCAGCCATTGCATTCAAGGAATAGAAATCGTAATCGGGAAATTCTCTCGTCATATCGTAAAATTGGTCTTTTTTGGGAAGAATATTGTTGATTGCGGTTCCTCCATAACACACCAACTTCTCATTCTTTAAGAACATCTCGACGATATGGATGATGCGGCGCACGTCGGGGGATTTGAGGATTCCAATATCTCTCTTTGTTTCTGCGACGGTCACTGCCCGCTTCAATATATTCATTTCTAAATCCGCGAATTGCTCGTCCGATAGGCGTGGCATGGGAGGGATACATTAGGTGTAGAAAATGTTGGAGGATTTGGTTGTTGCTGCACCAGTGGCTAATCTTTTCCGACATTGGCAATTGCATTTATACCGTCCGAAACAATCTTCTGTTTCGCCTCTACTTTGGGACCGGAAGGAACCACAATCTCGTACCCTGGATCATGTCGCTTGGCTTCCGGCTTTAGTACCCGACACGGCGCATATTGTGAATTTCTGAAGAAAGTGTTGTACGTATCCAGGTGTGCGTCGGTGGCTGGTTTCGCATTCACTTGCATGGCAATGAACTGGCATCCATATGATACAGGGAGAGCGGGATTGGGGTTCTTATTTCCCGCCTCTGGGTATACAATGGTGAACTGGTTTCGGGTATTTTTCTCGTATTCTTTTGGATTTGAAATCGCAATCAGTCCCGAGGATTTCAAGGCCGTCATTGTACCCGATCCAAACACGATATTAGTGCGTTCTTTCAATTTACTCTTTTGAAATGCAACCATCACCTCATCGCTCATCGCATCAACCATTACAATTACCTTTCCGATCGCACTATCAGTCATCGCATTCACATTGGAAACACTTCGTAATAACCGATTGGATAAATGAGTTCCCAAAGCATCCGAAATGTTATCCATCACAGCAGGGTCTGTTGATTTTATTCGTAGGTTTATAAATAGGGGGGCGTTTGTTATGAATCCAGATACCTTGAGTTCCTTCATTGCCATGGAAAAAGGAATGGTATTTCCACTCGCCCATTCTGTCATTGAATCTTCAAGGGATGATGCGATGACTGGCGCATTGGATACGGGGAGGGGATGGATTTCAAAATCCAAACACCGATATCCTTCCATGATAACCTTTTTCAATTGGGTGGTGGAAATGGTGGCATTTCTCTCATGTGATTCGGCACAGGCGTTGAATGCGGTCTTAACATGAAAATCACACAACCATGGCATACCAGTGTTCCCCTCTATTGTATATGTGTGTGGTGGTCGCCACAGGATGTACAGTAACGCACCTATCAACGCAATCATGAATATGACCCATGCATTTGGTGGACGGATTTTACCATGAAATATTTTCCCGAGTCGGTTCGGTATCGTAGAGAGATTCATACACGTGATACAATATACTATGAATAAAAGTGGCTCAAGTGGACCGCCAAATACAAAACAATCAACTTAGACACATTCCTCTATTTCCAAGTAATCACTGTACCAATGCCCGGTGGATTATTGAATATCGTCGCTTACGGAGACCAGAATGTGTTTATCCACGGCAACCCCACCAAAACCCATTTCAAGACCTCGTACGCAAAACACACGAATTTCGGGCTCCAGAAGTTCAGGATTGATTTTTCCGGTTCGCGAACCCTTCGTATGGACGAGCATACCACGATGGATTTTAAAATACCTCGGTACGCAGAACTGTTGATGGATACCTATGTGGTTGTGACGATGCCTCATATTTGGAGCCCAGTGATTCCTCCAGATAGCAGTGTGATGAGTGGTGATGGCACGGGCACCCCCGCCGCGGGCGCTCACACCCGATGGCGTCCCTACGATTTCAAGTGGATTGATAATTTGGGGTCGCAAATGATCCACGAGGTGGAACTCACCATTGGAAGCCAGACCATCCAGAAATTTTCGGGTGATTACATGCACAACATGGTACTGCGCGATTTCGGGGTCACGAAGCGAACCCTATACGACGAAATGACTGGGCATACAAAGGAGATGAACGACCCGGCGAATGCGTACGAGAGGCGCTCCCAGTATCCCACCGCATACTCGGGAGATGGAGCGGCATGCGAGCCGTCCATTCGCGGGCGGAAACTGTACATCCCTCTCAACACATGGTTCACAATGTCAAATAAAATGGCCTTTCCTCTGGCGAGTCTCCAGTACAACGAGTTGAACATCCGCATCACATTCCGCCCCATCCGCGATCTTTTCGTTATTCGGGACGTAATGTCTTCTTCCTACGACCCCACCGTCCCCACACTCTACACCCGCGCCCAAAAGGGGGTTCCAGACCACAGTTTCCACCGTTTCCTCCACAGTCCGCCGGGGCTACATGTGTTGACGGACGATTACCCGAGCGATAGGACGGATTGGACCACGGACATTCATC